CTTATACGAGGATGTTGTCCACGCGGAAGATTCTGTAGTACTGGTTAGTCTTAACCGCTGCAAGACCGTCTGCAGGAGTATCGCCAACGAATGGGTTTGTAGCCATACCGTAACGAGTCTTGAAGCCGATCTTAGGCTGGAATGTATCTTCTCCAACCGCACGAACCATTGTGAGTGGTACGTATGGGCAATAGAAGAGACCAGCGTCGTATGGGTTAGTACCCTTATAACCAACAGTGATGTAATCAACTGATGCATATGGGTCGATGTAAACACGAGTACGACCGTTAAGAACACCAGCGAATGTGTTACCGGTGTCGTCAACGCTCAACGTTGTGTTCATAGCTGGAGCGTAGTCAAGCATACCAGAAGCTGAAAGAGCAGAAGCAACATCTGAAGAACAGATGATGAAGTTACCCTTACCTCTACGAGTTTCTTTAGCAATTACGTTCGCTTCTCTTTCGAGTTGAACGATCAAGCCCTTGAACTTCTCAACTGACCAACGGCCATCAGCATCTGTTGACAAGTCAAAGATACCGTTAACAGCTGTGTTATCAGTAGAAGCACCAGTCTTAGCTTGTGAGTTAATAGTACGGATAACTTCACGGTTGATTTCAGCCAAGATTTCTGTAGACAGAATATTTGCAAGTTCTGTCTCAGCGTCCAAACCATGGATCGCTTTCAAATCTTGTGCCAATTCCAAGCTGTACTCAGCTTTCAACGCACGAGACTTAGCTGTAACAGTTGCTTTCTCGATTGTGAAGCCCATTTCAGCGAATGCGCGTGAACCAGAAGATCCAAGAGCTTCAGCATCACCTGTAGGCATCGGCCGACCAGTGATATTAGTCAAACGTGCGTCATCAGCAGTTGAGTCTGAATCAAGATTCGCTGCATCCAAACCAGATGAAGTTGAAGAATCGTGAGCACCAGCGCCAGTAGAGTCACCAGAGTACTGAGTTTCAGCTTCTTGGAACAGAGCTTCACGTGAACCTGTTGAACCAGCACCATAGCGAGCCTTCATAGCGAAGATCAAGCCAGTAGGACCAGACATTGGCTGAACACCACAAACGTCGTACGCCATTAAGTTTGGCATAGCACGACGTACAAGTGCAATTAGAACTGGGTTCCAGTTTGCAGCTGAAGAAGTAGCGTTACCAGGTGCAGCTTCTGAAAGCATACCTTGACCTTGAGCAGCTTCTTCTTGGAACGCACGCTCTTGGTTTTCTAAAATTGCAGCCGTAACAGCTTTACGGTGCGCGTCTTGGATTGATCCTACAGACTCGTTTTCAAGTACTGGGGACCATTTTTCGATCAAACGATCATATGATTCCATTTTGGAACTCCTTTTTATTTTGTTTTAGCAAGAGCTTTGAGGTACATATCCATTGCAGCAGAAGTAATTACAGGTGATTCACCATCTTCTTCTGATCCAACAAATTGTGCTTCTTTAGACTCTGATACAGTTTTTGTGAAGTATGATTCTTTAACAGTTTCAACTTTTTGTGCAAAAGTTTCTTCGTCTTCGAACTCAACATCTTCAACGAGTGACTTAAGCTTCTCAACTTGAGTTTCAGCAAGACCACGTGCAGATTCACGGATAATTGCATCGCGCTTGTAGTCTTCAAGTTCTTCAGCCATAGCGATCGCCTTAGCAGTTGTTTCGTTTAAAGACTCTTCGAGTTCTTCAACTGTATCTGCAAGGTCATCAACGAGGTCGACTTTAGACTCAGGTACTTCAATGTAGTTTTCTTCAAATAGACCCTTTAGGCCAGTCATGAAGTTTTCTGCAATTTCAGCTCTGAGACCAGCTTGGATAGCAACTTGGTTGTCAGCCATCCACTGTTCAACTACGTAGTTGAGGTATGAATCGACTTTTTCTACGAGGTCTTCTTTAGTAGAAGTAAGTTCTTCTGCTAATTCTTCTTCGTATCTAGCTTCAAGACGATCGATCTCTTCAGCAAGCTTATGCTTAATAGCTGCTTCAAAGATTGTCTCTGCCTTTTGCTTGAACTCTTCTGACAATGTTGCTTCATCATTGATGAGTGCATTTAAGTCATCAGAGAAGTCTACTTCGTACTGAATTTCAGTAGGTTCTGTGATAGTACCTTCCTCAGACTCAAAATCTTCTGCCATTAACTTAGAAAGAGCAACTGAAAGTTCTTCTCTCTTCATACCAGAAAGTTTTGTATAAGCGGCATTAATCATACCAGCTTTCGTCTTAGGCATTGGATCTTGCTTAGTCTGGTCACCTTTACGCTTTGGAGCGCGTCCAGTTTTATCACCAGCTGCATCCACAGAGGCTACTGACTGTGCTTCAGCATTCTTAGGATCATGAGTTCCTTCTTCCACGACTTCGTTCTCAACGTCATCATGGAGTTCTAGTTCTTGATCTTCAGTATATTGATCAGTCATAATTGACTCCTATTATTTTGATTTGAGTAACGAGAGGAAATTCTTAAACTCACGAACTTGTACCTCATAGAGATCTTTCCGTGGAGCTTTCTTAATTTCAGTCTCCATTCTTTCAATTGTTTGCGCTTCAATAATACCGTTATTCCATACCCATTCTACACCTTCCATAACACCATTAACAAATGCATTTGGAGCAGATGGATCTTGAACGATATCAACGGCATTTAGCATGAAGTCTTTACCGACTGTCATAACACCGTTTCCTCGCTGCAAACTTCCCATACCACGAGTTGACACGCCAACCCTAACGCCACCATCAAGAAGACCTTCAACGATCTTACCCATAGGAGTTGCCAGTATTGTCGCTTTTCCAACAACATCGTTCCCCTTCCAATCAAGGGAATCGATCTTGTGTGAAACCTTATCTAGGTTGATTGTTGGTCCCTCAGGATGATTGAGTTCACCAACAGCTCTACCTTTTGAAACTTGTTCATCAATATACTTACCAACAGCAGATTCCATTACGGATTTAGGATAGATTCTACCGTTTCTATTCTTTTGTTCTGATGAAGCAAAAATACCTTCAATAGCATAAGTTTTCTTACCATCTTTGGCTTCAGTAATTACTTCCAAATCTTGGTCTGTATATTCTGCAATCAGTTTCATTTCATTTTTCCGAATTGTTTCACAAATTGAGTGGCAGCTTTCTCTGCCTCTTTTTGTGATCTATAGGAATCAAGTCTGTCGCCATCAACATACGCAACAAACTTGCCCTTATCTTTATGAATCATTACTGCAATACGATCCACCTTGAAGTCAGATACATGATCTCCAGGCGGCATTTTATTTCTTAGTTCAGTAAAATATTTCATATTTCTTTTTGTTCTTAATTATTTATATGTTTTTGAATTTCTAAATAAGACTAATTTTCGTCTTCTTCC